ACCGAACAAGAACGCCGTGAGGTGGGCATGTTTGGCTGCACCCAAGCACAGATGCGTGAAGCAGTTGAACAGAGCCTGACCTATCGTTTCTCGGGCGCGGCCATGTATGTAATGAGTCTGCTGTCGGATGCACAAGAGATGGTTGCATATGGTCCTTATGATAGCGACACGCTGGCCAACATCCTGGAAGACCAGCGCCAGCTGATGAACCGTGCCAAGTGGATCCTGAGCACCTACTGCATGAAAGATCGCCTATCCAATAGCTCAATTGGAGCATCTAGGGGTTGACAAATGGTTTTACCTGTGCTATAGTATTGACACACTAACAATTAGGAGCGAGCAATGGCAAATTCCCGTAGCCCTAACATGAGCTACTGCATGTTCGAAAACACTGCTGCGGCTATGGAGCAGATCCTGGATCACCTGCGTGAAGCACTGGACGAAGGTCCCGAAGCTGTGCAGGAGTTCATGAAAGATCTCGGCAGCAACGAGCGTTCTAGCTGGACTGAGCTTATGGAGCAGGCCAGTGAACTCAACCTCTTGACTTCAGAGATGGATGCTGCACTTACACTAACAAGGAGCTGACATGTTTAATCATCGTAAAACCCGCGAATACACCTGCATGTTGTACGACCTCATGGACGAGGGTACCTTGGATCCCCGTTCAGTGGCAGAGATGTGCCTTGTCTACATGAGCGAAGATGATGTTAAAGACATGTGTCGCAACAACGACATCCTGCCCTACGGCGAGGAAGAGTATGATGGGCAGCCCGACGAAGCGCAAGAGTGGGCCGACTTTGATCCTGATTGTTAAGTGGTTGACAGGGTGTCTTTTTGATGCTATAATACACACATACACTAAAAAGGAGCGATCATGAAAAACGTTTACAAGGTCTACAGCGGACGGGCAGGTGCTTGCATGTGCGGTTGTGCGGGTAAGTATAGTTATACAGAACGTGCCGCTAAACGCGAGAGCAGAGCGGGCTATGATGTGTCAGACAGCGTGAGTGAGCGCAGTGTTAAAATTATTACCGGAAAACTGTTGAGAAATCCTAAAACAAAGTGTGACAAAGACGCCGGTGCGCTGATACTCGAGCAAAATGGTCGGGTATTGGTTGCGTATTTTGACTGACCGTGCTATACTACACACATACCTAAACAGAGGGTCGCAGTGAAACTTGATGTTAATGAAGTAATACAATGGACCGGCGCCTTTTTCATCGGAGCAGGACATGTTCTAAACACCTTAGGCAGTGCCTATCATAGGGATTTTTGGAACATTGCAGCCTTTGCCGTAGGCACTATACTGTTTCTTGCTTGGACAGTACGTGCGGCCAATAAGCCACAGATGGCAGTAAACGTTGTGGCTTTGGCCACAATGGCTGTAGGGTTATTTCGTGCATGGGGTTGACAAAGTGGTAAAAACTCTGTATAATTAAGGCTTAGACACTAAAGGAGCGAACCATGCTTACAGACAACAAGCTGTTCAATAGCGATCCCCGAGACTTTGCACTTCAACTCGTTAGAGACGGGCAAGTGGATGCAGAGAGACTACTCCTAGCCGCCCTCAAATATATGAGCTCTGACGAAGTTCGTGGCATGCTGGACTCAAACGAACTGAGCCCTCGCTTCTTTGAATACGATCCTATAGACGCGATGGGCGCGTTGAACGACTTCAACTATGTTGGTTCACGCCATCACTATTGATTAGGAGCAAGAATGAACGAACGAATCCGAGAACTTGCTGAGCAGGCTGCTAAAGACACTAGCGATGGTTACCCTGTAACTAACAAATTTGCTGAAAAATTCGCCGGGTTGATTGTGAGGGAATGTATGGATAATTTGTCATGGCACGGGCATGATGAAGCTGTTTCGCAATTGGAATGGTTCAAGGTTAATCGCTTAGGAATCAAATCCTATGTTTAAGGTCACTTGGATTTTTCGCAACGAACACGAATGGACCAACACCTTCGACAGTGCCAAAGAGCGCGAACTCTTTATCAACCGTTGTGGATTGGTCACTCATCCAGACATTGTGCGTGTCTTTGTAATGGATCCTGAAGGTGCTGAACGCGATATCCTGCGTGTAAGATAAAAGCAAAAAAGGTTGACAAAGCAGAAATTTGGTGCTATACTGCACACTTGTTCAACACACCAAGGAACAAAAGATGTCTAATATGGGTCACAATACCCAAAAGCAGTTCTATATCTACGAAGAGACCACACACTGGCAACAGGTTCCCTGTTCAGATAACTATAATCATGTCTATGTGTTTACGGAACGACCTACAGGTCGTATGGCCACAGTAGTAGCCTATGTCAAACGAGGAACCAAAGAGCTGTTTCGTTTTGGAGGGCCGCGTAAAATTGATCTAAAGGGTAGGACTTTTAAACCCTTAGATTAGGGGTTGACAGATGGTAAAGTCGGTGTTATAATACGCACATACACTAAACAAACAGGATAGTAAATGATCACAGCAGACACGCTCAAGACCCTAACCACGTTCAATTGCCACGGGCTGGCTATGGCCCTGCATCACAGCGGCTACACGGGTGCGTCATTTGAGACTGCCAAGTTCCTTGGAATTACCAACGGCGGCCAGTTCTGCTACCACGTTACATTCCATGACGATGGCGGCGGACCGGACACGGATGCTATTGCAGAGGGCAAGGTATTCCTGAGTTATGACCCTGCTTCCGGTAAGGTTAATGCGGACTACTAGGTTGACAGCCCTTAGGTTTGGTGTTATACTGTAGTTGTATTAATAATAAGGAGCCTGAAATGAAAAAGATCCTGTTTGCGTCACTGATGCTAACTTCGTTCGCTGCTGCTGCACATGGTTACGGCGTGACCGCACCATCTGCCCGCACAGTCTACGTGCATGGTCACGCCCACGGTGGTGGGTATGGTTGGGTAGTGCCCATGGTAATCGGTGGCGTGGTTGGTTATGGTGTAGCCCGTGCTCAACAGCCCTACTACACTGAGCAGGTTCAGGTTGTTCCGCAGTGCAGCCCGTGGCGTGAAATTCAACAACCTGACGGCACTATTGTTCGTGAACGAGTTTGCCGTTAACTACTAAGGAGCACACATGAAAGTTGGCGATACCTATAAGACAAGCACCGGCGGCACTGTCACGATCACTAAGACAGGCCTGATACACAAATCAGGCAATGCCTACTCGAGCAAGATTGTTCAGCAAGAAGTCAAGCCACAGCCCGTCAAAAAGAAGGATTAATTGGTTGACAGTTTGGCCAAGATGCGCTATAATACACAAACACTAACACACTGGAGCGAGCCATGAAAGTAGCAGATCTAATTGAAGAACTCAAGTACTGCAATCCAGAAGCAGAAGTTCACTTTTCTTACAACTATGGCGATCATTGGCGCACCCAAGTTGCACCCAAAGTTGATAGTGTAGAGGAAGCCCACGTGGTTTGGTCCGAGTACCACAGCATGCCTAAGATTGCCGAGTACGACGGTGACGAAGAGGATGCAGAAACCCTACAGACAGTAGTGGTATTAGGTTGACAGCCTGCCCAAAAGGCGCTACAATAGAGACACAGTAAACAACTAGGAGCAAAAGATGGGAATGTGGACTACGGACAATCAGGACACTATGAAGGATGTGCTCAAGGCGTTTTCAGAGGCTGCTCGTGCTCGCTACGAGACTATGGCTTTCGAAGCTGGCTACCTTGAGAGCGTGATCGTTAGCATCCTGCCTGACATGCCCAAGCGCAAGCAGAAGACCTTGATTGAAGACATGGTCCGTGCTACTCAGAAGCTGGAGCAGGAAGTGATTGCCCGGATGAACAAGGAGACGGTATGATGGTGCTTAACAAAGAACATGGCTCCCCATTTGATCGTGGGAGTGCAGACTCCTACTATGGTCGCCCACGTGATCCCCACTATTGGCCCGAAGGCACCAATCGAGGTCGCCGCAGAGATATGGTTGAGATGACTGCCGAGCAGGTTCAGGAATATCTAGCAGGCTACGAAGAAAACGAACAATCTGGGGACAAGAAAAACTGGGGTTGACACCCTGGGCTTTTGGGCTTACAATAGAAGCATTGTTAGAAACAAGGAGCAAAGCAAATGGGCACCAATTCAACTATTGCAATCGAGTTCCCAGACGGTGCTATTCAGCAAGTCTATTGTCACTGGGACGGTTACATTGACCATAACGGCAAAATACTCTTTGAACACTATCAGGACCCGTTGAAACTGCGTGAGCTGATTAACTTGGGCGACTTGAGTAGCTTGGCTCCTCGCATTGGCGAGAAGCACGAGTTTGATTGCCCGTACAAATACGGCACTCCTGAACACAAATCTTGGCGAGAGGTCTGTACCTTTTACGGGCGAGATCGTGGAGATGACGATGTAAGTGCCAAAAAGTTTAAGAATTTTGCAGACTACAAGGCCAACCATCGGTATGAGCAATTCGAGTATATTCTACGTAAGGACGGCAATTGGTATGTCTGTCAGCACGGACGTGACTATGAGCTTTTGGATGAGGTGCTAGATGAACTAGAATATTAGACACCGAAGACACGATCTGACAAAATGAGATTGTTACTAGTGTGATCAAAAATGAAATCCAATACATAGACAAGGAGATTGCAGATGAGTAAGAGGAATGACCTGAGCTACGAAATTGAACAACTTTATATCGACGGGTTTAGCCCAAGTCGTATTGCAAAGATCTTAGAGTGCCCCGTTGGGCTAGTCTTTAACTGGCTTGAAGAAAATGGATTTGGTATGGCAAAAAAGCCACAGGAAGAAGAGTTTAGCCCTTTCAATACACTAAATTCTTGATACATTTCGGTTGACAGCCCGTCCAAAAGGTCGTATAATAAAATTAATGGGAAATGGTTTCCCATACACACAGACAAACACAGAGAAAGGAACTCAAAATGTCTAGTTTTAAATATGCAGGTGTTTCAACGCTGAATGGCAAGATCAAGGCTCGTTTTGCCAACGATCAGATGCGTGTCAAGGTTCTGGCTAAGAACGGCCACAAGGACATTGACATTATCGAGCTCAAGCATCCAATGACCAAGCAAGAAGCTGTGGCTTTCCTGCTGTCTATTAACTTCGACAATGGTAATGCTAGTGTTCGTGCAGCTATCGAAGCTGAGGTTGAGAAGCGTACCTCAGTAACTACTCCTAAGCCTAAGGCTAAGGCTCCGGTCAAGAGCAAGCCCTCTATGGATGCAATCAAGGCCAAGGCTCAAGCTGCAAAGGCCAAGGAGACTAAAGTCACCAAGGCTGATGTCGAGGCTCAACTGGAAAACGAACCTTTCTAAAGAGTGCCTTGTAATACAAGAAGGGGGAGTGATCGCGGAACACAAGAGTTGTTCCGCCTACTCTTAAACGACCGAAATAACTTGGCGCCCCTTATCTATATAATGCACAGCGGGGTATTACACAGATGAGCAAATTGGCCTGTATGGGACGACCTTGGGTTGCCTTTGACGAGACTAACAAACAGCATCGTCGTTGGTACTTTGAATTCGTTAAACACAAGACTTGGGGTCGGTGTCCGGTTCGATTTATCGTTGCGGATGATCCCGGTGATCTGTTGCAGATGATCCAACGAAGGTTAAACCAGTATTACACAGAACGAGAATTTGGCAAGATTGACCGTTGACCTTATGACAGTTCTCCTATAATATATTTGATAACTGCTTCGGCAGTACAAAAATAAGGAAACATAATATGTTAAAAATCAACAAAGGAACAAAGACCTTCAAGATGCTCACAGAACTGAAGGCAGGCGAGAAGTTTACCGCAAGTGAAGCTCACAAGCGTTTTGGTATCAAGAACATTGCCGCAGAAGCAAGCCGTATCCGTCAAGCTGGTTACGCTGTCTATGCAAACAGCCGCAAGGCCGGTAACGGTGTTCAGGTTACCGAGTACGAATTGGGCATGCCAAGCCGCCGTGTTGTGGCTGCTGGTTACCGCGCAATCCAATTAGGTCTAGCCTAATAAGGTGCTCCAAAGTCCGGGGGTAGTGTCCCGGCCAGAGATCCTGCTCCGATCTCTGTGTTAGTGTCAGATAGGGCATGCCGAGAGGCATTGCCCTATCTTTTTGACCACTGCGCCTCATCAGATCAGATACTATACTTAAACCTTACACCTGTCAACCGGAAATTGAACTTGTTGCAGAAACGCCACATCTTGTTACAATTGAGTGGTTGACTCTTTGCTGTTACTGTGCTATAGTACACAGACACTAACGCAACAGGAGCACCACATGGGATACCGAGTTCTGGGCAAGACTGAAGATCTGTTCCGTGGCTACCAAGCACGTCAGGGCCTGGAAGGTCCATTCCTCAAAGGGTCGAATCGCGTGGTCTATTACGATCCCAAAGAAGGCCGTTACTGGGACCCCAAGACTGACTTTTACCTGGAGCAAGACGAAGTAGATCAGCTGGATCGAGAGCTGATGAAAATGTTGGCCAAATAATGGTTGACATTCGGTAAAACCGGTGCTATACTGCACAGACACTAACGCAACGGAGATCCAAATGTCCAAACTGCTAATCACCACTCAAGTGTTTGAGAACTACGCCTGGAACGAAGACGGTTCCTTGGGAGTTGGCGACAACGCCTACTGGAAGGCCAAGGGCGGTTCGGACTACGTGGTCAAGAAGTTCAAGGACTTCAACCGCGTCACAGAGGTTGTCATGGCCCTGCGCGGGCAGATTGAGACTGACAACGACGCCTTCCGCGAGCACATCATCGGCTGGGAAGTGGTTGCTGATGACTACATGACCCAGTTTGAGAAGGATCAGCTGGAGTACGAGGGCAAGGTTACTTTTGGTCCCCACGAGTTGGCTTGGTAAGGAGAAAGCGATGTTTCGAGTCATCTGGGTGTTTCGTAATGATCACGAATGGTCTAACGACTTCAACAGCGTCGCCGAGCGTGACGACTTTATCAATCGCTGTGGTTTGATCAGTCATCCGGACATTGTTCGAGTCACGGTGCAGATAGGCGAGGAGAAGAAGGATCTCAAACGAGTCGGTTGACAGACACCGTGTTTGGTGCTATACTACACAGACACTAAAGGAGCAGACATGAACAAGGTTTACATCGTTCGTTGGGGTTCTGGTTTCTATCAACCCGAGAGCTACATCTTTGGCCTGTATCCCTCGCAGGCACTGGCAGACGCTCGCATAAAGGTGCTGACCAGCGAAGACGAAGGGTATGATCCAGACGAGATCTGGACGGATGTGGTTGAAGTCGGGCCCAACGGTGCTGACTGCCGCTTGAGCAACCGCTGAACATCAACGGAGTCTATGATGATCTCACGTGAACAATGGCTAAAATGGATTGAACAGACCTGGCTCTCTTGCCAGGAGAAGGCTTGGAAAGAGTAAATCTAAATGAATATCACTATCACTGGCCTTACGCCGCATCAGGTCTTGTTTGCAGACATCCTTTGGAAGTGCCAAGGGCGCGATCAAGTAGAAGCCTTCATCTGTAGCTTGCCTCAGCCCTTTCAAGGTGAAGCTCGCGTAGTTCTAGACATGATGGTAGCCTCTGTCTTTGACAACATCACCGAGACCACAATGGCTCGAGATCTGTTGTCAAAATACAACAAATAAAAGGTTGACAAAGTTTCCAAAAGATCGTATAATACACAGACACTAACAAAACAGGATCCCGCAATGTATTATCCTCCCGAAATGACAGCAGAAGAGATACGTGAGTTTGAGCTGGAGATGAACGATCTCATTGATGCTGAGAACAAGGCCTATTACGACAGCCTTGAGCGTGATCACGACGAGCCCTACGAGCCCGATGCTGACTACAACGACAGCTGGTACGAAGAACAGTACGACCTGGGAGACTATTGATGACTTGGAACAAAGAAGGCCAACACGTGGCCGGCGTATACCTCAAGGCCTACACAGTATCGGGCACTGTCACTGAAAGCCGTGTTCGCTACGGCGGCACGGTCCAGCACACAGTCAAGTTGGACCAGCCCGCTCAGGTGTTTGGGCGGAGTGCCGAGGTGTTGCTTTTAGACGACACCGACCTATTCCCTATCGGTTGACAAAGTCTTTGCCCGATGCTATACTACACAGACACTAGCAAAAAGGAGACAAAGATGGAACGCAAAGAAATCTTCAAGATGCTTAAAAAGACACATCCGGAGGCTACCAACATCTCCAAAAACGAGTTTGGACTGTGGGATGTTGGGATAGAAGACGACTACGAAATTGTTACTTTGACCTATGCGGTAGAAGGCACTAAACTGCGGTTTATTGGCGAGATGACAGTAGAACAATAGACTATTGGTTGACAAAGTCTTTGCTTGGTGCTATAATACACAAACACTAGCAAAAAGGAGCCCTGCAATGCAAACAAATTGCACATTACTTGCAAAAGTTACAGTAAACAAACGTCTCAACACCTATAGAATTTTGTTTACTTTTGACAAGTATAATAAAATAACTGTTCGCAATGCTGTTCTCCTTACAGGAGACATTTGCGGCATTGAAAATGACAATGCAGAGCTTTATATTGAGCAAGCAATTAAAAAGGCTGTTAAAGACTTGCGTTGCACTAGTGCAACAATAGTTGAGTAAACTGTAGGGCTATTGCACACAGCACTTGACACAGAGCGGGTGCTGTGCTATAATACACAGACACTAACAAAACGGAGCGAAACATGCAGAAACTTACACTTGCAAATATTGACAAAGACACAGACTATGTAGTTTACAATTTTAACTGCGACTTTACTGTAACGACTGCTGGTGACGGCTTGTGGGGCTGTGAAGCAGGACGTAAAATTAAAGTGACTGGCATTAGCATTGTGCATAATGCATACGAGGCTGACGAGATTAGCACACTGGTAAATGTTACACACGACAGCACGTGGGACATTTACACTGACAGCGGCTTTGAGGCTGCTATTAGTGACGCTGTAGGCTTTGATGTTGGCTTTACAGAACAGGGTATGCAGGAAGACGAACACGCGAGTATGGAGTGCTAAAAATAACACTAGCACAGCACTTGACACAGAGCGAGTGCTGTGCTATAATACACAGACACTAACAAAACAGGAGCGAACCTATGTTAGAGAGCATAGACATCTGGGACATCGAAGCAATGAGCTTGAGTGATGCCATTGCCTATGTAGAAGCAGGGCGACTGAACTACAATAAGAACTGTCCAGAAGATCGCCAGAACTTCCGCCAAACTGTGGAGATGATGGAAGAGTGCCACAGCACCTGCGGCACAGAAGAAGATGCCGCCTGTCTAAATGCCCTGGGCAAGGACTATCAGCGAGCACTCAAACAGTTTCAAAAGGACTATTTCAAACAGTTAGTACAACAGATAGATCGCAAGAGAGTCAAAGAGATGCAAGCAGATCCCGAGCTGTTTAACTAAAGAAGGTTGACACAGAGCGGGTTCTGTGCTATACTACACAGACACTAACAAAACAGGAGCATATGATGAAACCCAAATTTGGAACCATTATTTTCATTACCGGACTGTTGATTATGTTCGCTGTCGCAGGTGGTGTTGAGAAACTGCCCGCAGAAGCAGGACTTTTTGAATGGGCCTCCCTGATGGGTGGCGCTGCCTCTGGCATCATTCTGTCGCTGTTAGGTATCCGGCTCTACAAAGAGCAGAACTAACTAGGAGAGACTATGAAATTCCGCTTTATTTCTGATCCTGGACACGGCTGGCTTGAAGTGCCGGTTGACTTGGTAGATCGTGCTGGTGTTATTGGTGCAGTATCCAAGTATTCCTATCACAAGGGCGATCTTCTTTATTTGGAAGAAGACTGCGATGCGAGTCGGTTCTTGCAGGCCCTAAAGAAACAGGGTGTGAACTATGAAATTGAAGAAGTTCATCAGAATCCTACGCCCATCCGCAATTACCCTCGTTTTAGGGGTTGACAAGTTAGATACACGGTGCTATAATACACAGACACTAACAAAACAGGAGCCAAAAATGAACTTTACCCAAAACCAAATCAATACGATCGTTGCAGAAGCCCGAGATGCCGCACACCAGGCTGCTACCAATTACTTCCACACGGTACTACGCGGGCAGGATCAATACGCCTGTGGATTTGCCTGGGTTGACATCTGCGGTGTTAAAGGCAATACCCGACTGGGTCGGATGCTCAAAGCCGCTGGTGTTGAGCGTAGCGATTACAAGAAGTGTTTTAGTATTTGGAACCCCAGCGGTTTGCCCCTCCAGAACGTCGATGTCAAAGAGGCCGGTGCCTCTGCGGCTGCTCGGGTGTTTGAAAAATACGGATTCACTGCCTACGCAGGAAGCCGTTTGGACTAATTAATTATTGACAGGGGCCCTGTGCCCCTGTATAATGCACACTCAACAACAGACAAAAGGAAACACATATGGCTCGTTCAAGCGCCGCTCGTAAGCCCAGCAAGGGCACCGTTATCAGTAACGTCATTGAGCTAGACACTGAAGCAATTGCCGCACGAGAAGCGGCTGTCCAGAAAAAGACTGACGCAGAAATCCTAGAGCACCTTAATCAGCGTTTTGACATTTTGACTGAGATGACCAAGGCTGTCAAACGTGGCGATGTACGTGCTATGATTGTGTCAGGCCCCCCAGGTGTGGGCAAAAGCCATAACGTTGAGGCAGTCTTGCAAAAGGATGGCCTGTTTGACACACTGGGCGAGCGCAAGCCCAAGTTCGAAGTAGTCAAGGGTGCCATGAGCTCAATTGGACTCTACAGCAAACTCTACGAGTTCTCGGACGCTAAACATGTTTTAGTCTTTGATGACTGTGACGACATCCTGCAGGAAGAGCTGAGCTTGAACATTCTCAAGGGTGCATTGGATAGCTCAAATCGTCGTTTCATCAGCTGGAACACAGACAGCCGTATACTTCGCAGTGAAGGCATTCCTGACAGGTTTGAGTTCAAGGGTGCGGCCATATTCATTACCAACATCAAGTTTGAGCACGTTCGCAGTAAGAAGCTCAAGAGCCACTTGGATGCACTGGAAAGCCGTTGCCACTACATGGACTTGGAAATGGATACTCAGCGTGAAAAGATGCTGTGGATACACAATATTGTCAGTCGCGGCATGTTGGATCGATATGAGTTTGAACCCGCAACGGTGCAGACTGTGCTGGACTACATTGCCCAGCACAAGGACCGCTTACGTGAGCTGAGCCTGCGTATGGTCCTAAAGATTGCGGATCTGCGTAAGGCTTTTCCCAACAGCTGGACTGTGATGGCTTCTACGACTTGTATGAAGCGAGGTTGAGCATGTTGGCCCGAATAGTCCTATACCTAACTCTGGGCTTCCTAATAGGCACCATGGGCGCACATTGGGACACTTGGCAGTTCTGGTGCATCCTAGGACTATTCTGGGCCGTAGAGCAAAACACCCGACTAGAACTATTAGATCAACTTAAACACGAGCTAGAACAGCTACGCCGTAGGTATCCCAACAATGACTAATCTATCACAGTGCCAGTGGATAGGCCCGGAACAAACAGGCCCCACATATCTTATGAGTTGCTCTTGCCCTAGCCTAGAGGGCCGTAACTACTGTAGTGATCACCTCTACAAAGTCTATCAGGAAGGTACAGCACTACGCAAGCGTCGGAAAGATCTACGCATAGCCAATTCAGTATGGGATCTAGAACAACTATTTCGAGAAGTTGTGGAGGAACTGGAGTCAGAAGGTCTGATCTGAAAGGGTGGGGTGGTCTGGTGCTACTGCTAGCAACACAAGCTGCTAGCTAGCACCGCATGCCAAAAGTTCTCTCATTTCTCTCATTTTCTTCACCCCTTAAAAACCTTGACTTAGAGTAAAACCGGTGGGGCAGAAATCTCCAAACCTTGCAGAATTTTTTTTTGCAAAATTTTGCCCTACTATAAGACCGGTTTTTACCAAATAAATACGGGGTGCGATCATTTAGACTCACTCTGTTTTTCACACTCACACTCACACTCATGCTCTTGCTTTCAGCCTGTACCAGTACTGGCACCACTAGTCCGTCAGCAGTTCCCTCTGCTGCCACTGCTGCGGCTCTGGACACTGCTACCACTGCGCTGGCCTTAGCACAGGGAGCTCGCGAGCTCAATCCCTTGGGTTTTTGGGGAGTGTTAGCGGGCAAGATCACCTACTTTGCTCTAGCGCCCCCTAGCATTAAACAAACTTATGAGCGTACAGCCAGTCAAATATGGACCACGGCTGCTTTGCACAATTTACTACAGCTGGCGCTGGGCGGCACTGTGCCTGTGCCATTTACTCTGGGTTTGAGCTTTGTTCTAGTTGAAGGATGGTTTAACCATTGGTCGCAGAGGCCCAGTCCCTAGGTCAAAAAATTTTTTTTTGCAAAATTTTAGCCCTTATATACCCAGGTTGGTTTTACCAAATAAATACAGGGTGCGAGCTCTCAATGATTTTCCACTTACTCTGCCCTATACAGCGGTAGTTCCTTGGCCTTTGGTGGAACGCCTTGGTCAGCCAGACTGGATCAGTGCTGTGTCGTCAGTGACCACATGGTTGGAATGTTCAATAGGGCCACACTACAGTCACTGGGTTTGGAGCACTTGGAACCAGCATCAAACGCACATGTGTTCGGTATCGTTTGCTCGTGAGCCTGACACCACTCTGTTCTTACTGCGTTGGGGTTGAGGGTTGGGGTTGTCAAAATCATAGTTTAACCGCATGCCGCTGTCGCGGCTCTACTACCTGGAAATTGTCACCTTTTTTCTTGTTCTAGATAAGTAAGCATATAAACATATCACATGAGTCGCTTACACACAATTACGTCTCTACAAGATCCCCTAATACGCTTGGTTGAGGATGACCCTGTTCGACCGGAAATACCTGCTAGTTTTCGTGTCAGTGAGACCAGCGAAATCTTTGTGCTACAGAATTCAGATAGTTTTGAACCCGAAGCGGTAGTCTGTGTAGCCTATCGTGACTCGACACCTGCGGACATATTGGAACTGGCCCGCGAACCCGAGGGCATGGTCAATACCGCGGTATTCTATACCATTTGGAGTTATAAACCCGGGGCCGGTCGACGCTTAATCGATCAAGCTGTCTGCTCTATCCGAGCTCGATGGGATTCCATAACAGAATTTGTTACACTAAGTCCGCAGACTGAAATGGCTCGACAGTTTCACTTGGGCAACGGTGCCCGAGAATGGCGCAGAAATAGTGATACTGTAAACTATCTCTACGGTTCTAGACAGAACTCAGCATCATAAGCGCCGGCAATAATGCCCTGTCCGGTTGTGAAAGATAAGAGGATAGGATGTCTTGATTCACAATTCCATTGATTCTAACTTGAGTTCTCCTGCTAGATACTTGACCTACACCATGCCAGCAATCATCTTCAAAAATAAAACAAGGATCATTAAATTCGTAAAATTCACCGTCAATCTGTGCAGTTAACGGTTGACCTCCATCTTCTAAATTGAGTGTCACACTAGTATATTTTTTATAATAAGATGATTCCGAATCATCTTTATGCACAGGACCAAACCCGCCAGGATTTATGATCATGGCCCGAATATTTTGTATTGAAACGAACCCCAAATCTTGCACAATTTTTTTAAGATAATCGCAGGTTACCTCAGGTTTCCACATCCACTCCTGTCCTTTTGCTCTATCGGAGTTTCTTCCATAAACAGAGTCTCGATCCCCAGGAACATAGGTAAAATTATAACCCTCCCAGCTAGATATAGTTCCGGGTATTTTTTTTCCGTTAAATTCTTTATTGTAAGGGTGTCTTGAATCAACTCTTTCGTAGAACTCGTCGGGAACAATACTGAATGGTCTTTTTTTAAAGTTTTCTTTTAATGCAAGTATTTCATAAAATTTTTCAGTATTCTTATAGATCTCATCTAATACCTGACTTTTGTCATAAACATAATTTAATTTTTTATACTTGGTCTGCATATTGATATAATCCTATGTTGCCATTCTTTTCAAAAGTCTGCCTAATAGTATTGTAATTAATAGTAGTACAACCAATTGATACACAAAATCTAGTTTCTGTTTTACTATTATTTCTAACATAATGAAGTTTTGTTGTATTCAGTAATACCATCTGATTTTTGATATAGGGAATTGGATAGCTTTCACTTTTATCTTCATTGACAAATCTAATATCAAAGTCGGAACTTTCGTCTACTAATACCATATTAATTGAAAAGAGTCTTATTGTATCTCTATGTAGGGGATATTTCCAGCCTGGGAAATTTTGATAACAGCCTAAATCTGATATTTCAAATGGCATTAATTTTTTAAATTTTTCTTCGAGAGATCCGTGAAAATTTATTCTAAAATTTTTATTTGGACTGTAATAAAAATCTTTTATGTGAAATTTCACATATTCATTAATTTCAGTTATTAATTCGGGCATGTTCAGCTCAAATTTTAAATAAGTAAAATATGAAGAATCTAACATAAATCTCTCCAAAGGCATAATATTAATTATCTAAAAACAAAACATGAGCAAATTAAACAAACTGAATCCACATTTTTGTCTCAGCCCATTTAACAGCATCAGCATCAGTCCCCGGGGGATTATTTGCCCGTGTTGCTGGCAGCATACTTGAATTTATTCCCAAACGAGAGCGATCGCTCTTTGTCTTTCAAGGTAGGCATACCAACCTTTTACTTCGTTGATATTCGATACCAATGATTCTAAATTAAGATGTTGGTCGTTTGAATTAACAGAGTAGCTGCTGTCTAGTGCCGTTTCTTTTCCTGAAATGAGTCTATCAAAATTAATTAATGTACATTTATTTTCTTTTATCAACCAATCTTGTAATTCACAGATTCGATAGTAATCCCAGAAACTTTTTTGAAAAGCTTCATATTTAAATTCTACTGGTTGGCTAATCTTTTCTCCATCAAAGTTTTCATTCTTAGAACTTATATAATAACTTAGTAGCTGATCAAAAACGTTTCTTCTAATTCCCACGTAATAATAATCTTTGAAATGATTATATAGAAAAGGAAAATCAGACATAACATTTGGCCAAATCGTTACTACAGATTTTTCTCTGTGTTTAAATAATCCTAGTCTAGTTTTGAGAGCCCGAAGATCCTGGTATCTACCTTTAGACACTGTGTCGTATGTAGAATGTGAAGACTTCCGTTCAACTTGACCATTATTAATTACTGTTGACCTAAGTGAAAACCATTCGCCGTGAACATGGTAACCAAAATTTTGAAAAATACCAGCCAACAGTTTAGTTCCAGTTCTTGGGTGGGAGAAGATTACAATTTTATTATGATCTAACAGCATAGTAAATTTAGAGATTAAATTCTTTTATCTTTCTTATTTCCTGTTGCATTTGTTTATCGAGGTATTCTACACAGAAGTGGATGCGGTCTTAGGTACACGTATGTAAATGAATTTTTAGCATAATTTATAAACATCTTGGGTCAAAAATTCCAGTCTCTAAATTCTTTAACAGTCCCTGAACAAGATTTAAAATGTTCCGTTAATTCTTGATAACATACACTCACATGAGTTTCAGTTGGATAGTTAAAATGTGGGACCATCCAGTCGGGATATTTTTCATAGCCAGTGGCCTTTGCTGGCCATAGAATATCTTTTTTAAAGTATTGTCCCTTTAGAAATCCTTTAACATAATAGTTGAATCTGTCCGCAGCACCAACCGGTTTGTAATTTTTCTTGGCACTTACTAGATCATTCATGATATAGTAGTTTTTAACATCGGCCCATGTTTTTATAAGGTTGTCACAATAGTAAGCAGCCAGACTTTCTGCACTATAGGGAAAATCCAACATTGTTCTATGTTGTCCGAGCAACCTAAATCTTAAAAGAAGACTTTCACTGTAGTTGTGATAGATGTAGACACCTTTCTCAGAACCGCCGATTAGTGCAGGCTCGTTGGCTCCACTCATGATCATAGGAAAGTTTTCAGGCAGTTGTTGACTGGCCCATTCAAACGGATAATGAATTAGAGTTAAATGTTTCTCGTCCATCTTTCTACGTAACCATCTCATCTTAAATTCTTCAATATCAAGTTTTAATACATTGATACTGATCCCATAGAACTGTTCAGATTCTTTAACTACTTTGTACTCAAAATCGTTTAGTCCTTTTACATATAGGAAGAACGGTTCAAAGTCTGCTTTCATGTCCAAGAAACAACGTAGCATGACCTGGCTGTCAACACCCGAGCTAAATGCTAGGTATACTTTTCCGTATTTTTCGTTAATTTTTTTAACATCGTTGTTTAGCTCTTCTCTAAGATCGCCAAACGGTCTACTTGGGCTAAGATACTTAACAACGAACCCTTTATCCCCTATTTCATAGGTAATTGGATTATCATTCATTGTTGTTGGATAATGTTCTATATGTTCCTACTATGAAGATATCTTTCTTTAGGGTCTTTAACATATCCATCATGTGTTTATTTTTAATTCTCACGTAAGAAAGAATACCATCGTATTTTTTTTCGATAGCAAATTTTTCTAACTCACGATGCAGTACTCCGTAGGCACCGATTTCTCTGTATTCAGGGGTTATATGTCCCATGAGGATCTTTAATGTAAGTTTGTTATTGCCGGTGTCAGGATCAAGGTGATATGAAATAATACCAATAACAATATTGTTCTTTGTCATTACAATGGCACCAACTTTTTTGTCATCCCATTTGGTTTTGTTTGAACAAATCCCTGCTTTAATACCATTGTTAACAGCATTTTTCAAATAGTTAGAGACCTCTATATTTTCAGAAATAGGAGAAACTCTAAATACCTCAACCTGATCACCATTTTTTAATTCTATCATAGTAAGATATTTATATACGCCCACAATTCCTAATTAGGAATCAGATCATGCTAGACATCATTAGTTCGTGAAAGATTTTCTCTAATTCTATTAGAGCTTGACCATAGGCTCCGGCTCGTACCTGAATGGCAGTACCACCGGCAGCTTGCCACTCTGCACAGTTTGATGTGCGGTCATCTACCAGTATATCATCTCTGCCACGGCAATGCCGTGCCTTGTCGTGACTATAGGGACCAAAATGCACACGCAGGTCATGTGCTCCGTAGTGATGGTTAATCCAGTCGATCTTATCGTGAAATGCTTCGGGCATGTCGTTGCCCTTGGGTATTGCGGTCAGTATTCGTAGATCGTAGTTGAGATTATCTCTAAAACGCAGGGCCAGTTCTACCATCTTGTCGGCCCATTCCATCTTGGGTAGATCTAGATAAAAGTTTGCCTGCTCTGCAAGCTGACGCCATTGCTGGTCGGGCCAACGTCCACGCTGCTCAATTTGCGCTGCTTCTTTGGGCGGCATTCCAAGTAATTTTGCAGCTCCGGCATTGAAATCTGCTAGGACCCCATCCATGTCCAAGTATAACGTGGGTTTATTTTTCATTGTTAGATACTTAGTTCTTGGTCGTGTAACCGATCAATAAGTCTGGTCATACCGTCTATTACCTGATCATTGCGTAGGCTTTTATAGACTAGGTTTGGCATACTGAACTCGCCTGCGGCGGTGGCTAGACCTTTCTTGCGATAGGTTCGCAGTAATTTTAAGGCCTTTCTGCAGACCTCTAAATCCCCGGTCATAGTAGCTCGCCGTAGAATTTTTTGCCAAACTGCGACCCAATGAGCCAGTTCTTGCTCGTCGATTTTGGGAACATCCCGACTGGGTTTGCGTAGCCATCGATCTTGACTTATGCTAAACATGCCCGCAGTAACTCCGGGTGTGCGATGATCTTCGATGTAGAGTTCTACAGGTATACCATAGATTTCTAACTGATACTGTCGCTTGTAGAGCAGACGTTTGCTGTCAAATAGTTCAGCAGTTTCACGCTCGCAGCGAACGCTATCAAAGTCTGCTACAATGTGCAGATCGATGTCCGAATTTTTGGTATAGGTATAGTTAACATTACCACCGGTAATTACTATATCTCGGACGTCTACAGGCACTTCAACAAACTCTAAGAAGTCTTCGGCCATGCGTAGTAGAGCACCACGCACATCGGGTTTGAGGTGATCATGGTCCCAAATCTTGGGATTTAGTACGGTATTTTGACCTATCGGTTCGGCGTATTCGGTTTGTATCATATTGAATATTTATACGGTAAATATGAATAGTATGACGAAGAAAAAATATCCAGGTTATCTATTGGTTGCTAATCCCAACAATCCCAGAGATGAACTTAGCAAGAGTGTGCTATTGGTAGCAAACCATACAGGCAATTTGGGTATAGGACTACAGATTAATAATCCCATGGAAGACATTAATCTAGAAACAGTGGCCAACAACATAGGCATGGCCTGTTCTCGAAATGATCCTTTATGGTACGGTGGTAATATTGCTACAAATAAGATACATGTAGTTCATAGCACGGATTGGAAGGGCATGACCACTGCCAAACTCAGTGATGAAATCTGTGTGACCAATGATGTCAGTGTGTTGGCTGCTATCAGCCTTGGTGAAGGTCCTAAATTCTTTAGAGCCTGTGCGGGTTATTGGCTCTGGGAAGATGGACGTCTTGATCGTATGCTAGATCCCAAAGATCGAGAAGAAACTCACAAGTGGGAAGTTACCCCTGCAACATTAGAAAGCGTGTTCAACGGAGAAGGACCTGATCAATGGCGTGATTGCCTAGACAAAGCCGCCAAGTATCAGGTCAGTGCTTGGTTTTAATCCCGTTCCGGGTTAAGATTACTGATCATAGTTCTAATCAGAGCACCATTGCTAGGCTTAGCCGGCAGACTCTTTATACTGGATCCCTGTTTAGGATCAACTTCTATGATTTCTCCAGTTTCCGGATCAGTGGTTGTACTCACAGTACTGGTACGTTTTAGACTGCTATAGATTCCACCACCCGGTCCCTGTGGCCGCCCGCCTCCCTGATTGAGGCTGGGCTGTGCATCTCCCTCGTCACCTAGATCTGTAATTCTTAATGTGTCCAAATTAAACTCTAGATCTACTTTTTGTCCAACGCCACTGCTACTACGTGTCTTCATAAACTGTATTTGATAACGTCCACGTTCTTTCATGGCACGGCTGGTAAAGATACCAATAACATTATCTGCGGTCATGATCTTACTCAGCCCGCCACTGATATGGCTGTGGTCAAACTCGATTTCTTCAACCGCCGAACGATTCAACTGACTGGCTGTTACAGTAATACATTGTGTCTCCATTGCTAGATTTCGAATCTCTTCCGACACATATTTGTCTTTAATAAACAGATCACTGGGCGATACTTTCACACTTAACGGCATCATTAAATCCAGGTAATCTATCAATAAAACGTCTGGTTTCATGCCGGTTTTGACCTGGTATTCTTTAAGATATGCGCGAATATCGTTGCAATTTTTTCCTGAGGGCATATACTTGATCTGTAGGTGCCCGCTCTTCTTTTCTAACATCTTAACTTTGAGTTCAACATCGTCGATGTTCTTAAAAATCTCTCTAGTTGGGATTCCAGTCATCATACTGTCTAAGCGCATACTGACTAGGTTTTCACTAAGTTCGAATGTTAGATAGATTACATTCAGTCCTGTCAAAGCCCAATTAATGCCTAGATTAGCCAAGAACAAACTCTTACCGCCACCCGATGCTGCTGCAAAGATATTAAGTTCTCCGCGATTAAATCCACCGTAGAGTTTCTTGTCAACGCTGGGCCATCCGGTACTGATTTGTCCGTTGCTACTTTTCAATCTTTCCAGTCGACCCCTTGGATCTTCAAAGTAGTTTGTGCCCATGTCCTTGTTCAAACTAATCTGTATAGCGTCCTTGATCAGTTTTTCCACAGGATTATAGTTACCATCTTCAAGCAGATCACTGCTCTTGATAATTGCACGTTCTAGACCTTTGTGTCGACTGAATGTTTCAAATTCATCCATGAGCCAGTTATAGTTTTCTTCAGGTAGCTTTACTGGTTGAAAATCTATTCCAGTAGCCGCGTTCACGATCTGCGTTTCGGGCATGATCTTGTATTCATCTACATATTTTGTGATAAATTCTGCAGAAGCCCTGAGACGCTGATCAAAGTTCTCTGGATCAAAAATGTTTTGACAGCGAGCAAAGGTTACTGCATCGCTGAGAAACATTTCGATATACAGTTTCTGCATATCATAATTGTAATTTGGTTTATTCATCTAAATTCTCTAGTTTTTTCTTTATTAGATTTATTTTTATCTCGCCCGAGACTCTGTAGTGTAAGATTGTGGCTAGCACATAGAGTCTACCGTATTTCTTTACAGCATCGGCCACGTCTTTAAGGTCGTCGCCCCAGGGTGGCAGGCTCACAGACCATTCATTCTTTATGGCGTGCTTTAACATCTTACTGCCCGGTCGATCTCGATCAGGTACGCATATAACTTCTCGTCCTAGTGCATTGATTCGTGCAACTTGAGTGTCGTTTGGCTCGTTGGTCATAATGGCTACACCATCTACAGCTATGGCATCAAATTGTCCTTCTACGACTATGACGTATGCCCTATCACGAGTCTGACGATCTAGGTTAAACACATAACCACTTTGGCTGTCTGTAAGATACTTAGGTTTACCTTCTGTGACCTTGCGTCCAGTATACCCTACTATCTTTCCATCTTGGTAAAAAGGTATCAGCAATCTATCTCGATAACCAGGTGCCGAGCTCCAGTGCCAGTTGTACCATTCCCATTCCATTCCCCTTGACAGTAGGTACTCAACTACGGCTATTAGATCAGGATCGTCACTGCCTGTGTTTAACCAATCGACTATGGATAACGAATTATCTGGTAAAGGTATCTCTTTTAATGTAAAGTTGAATGCCTTGCTTTCTTGTGGCATGCTCTCTTGATACTTAAGAGCAACTATGCCTAGCTTACCTATGTCGTTGTCGCCTAGCCCTAGCCATTTAAACAGCATCTTTGTGTTGCCGCTTAGAAGCTTACCCGGTGACCAGCCTGCCTTATAACTGCAATTGAAACAGTGATAGGTCCATGCTTCACCGTCAATCTTTATACCACCGCGCCTGCGTCGATCGGCTTTTTCACCTCTATGGTGGCAGCAGACAGCGTTGAAGCTTTCCCATCCCCCGGTGGTGATTTTACGACCCTGCGGTAGTAGAGCCAAAAGTGTAGACTGTATTTCGTTCACACTTTATTTTAGCATCTATAAAGTACTTTGTCAAAATTTCCGTAGTAAGCAGGATTGTCATTATTACTTTCTGCTGGAGCAGTATCTGGTATAAAGGTAAACCGAACATAGCTGAAGATACCGTTGAAGTTAAAGTAATCTATTCCGGTAAAACCATTGTAAGTTTGGTCGGCAATAGTTACGTATCGGTTAAAGCTAGCCGGGCTGTTGTACAAGGTGCCCTCAACTAACAAGCGACCTTTAAAATTGGTCATGTAGGCTGCTGCGGTGTGCAGGGCTGTGTTGCTGTTATACTCTGGATAGGCGTAGATGTTGCCGCTTCTGTGAATATATTTGTGTAGGTCGTCATCGTAGACCTTTTCAAAAGCAACTACTTCTTGGCTGGGTTGAAGTACAGGATACACATCTTGCGATAGTTTTAAAAATCCGGCAACTCCATAGTATGTATTGCTATAAGCGGGTAGGTAAGTACCGTCGGTGTCTAATTTTTTAACACTAAACTGGTAGTCGCTAACGTCGAGGTCCATTGTATCGCTTTCGTTGAATGTTAGCTCTGCTAGTCCTCTAGTAGCAAATGTTGAACCGTCATCTAACACCGTTAACTGTTTTTCTAAGAGTAGTCTTTGATTGGTAGCATCAAACAAGCTGAATACAAACACATCATCTTCACTAATTGGTATACGTTTTTGATCGCTGTTTTTGAATTGAATACGAACTTTGTTCTTTATACCTTTTTGTATTTTTAGGTCGCGTTGGTACATAACTCGATTGGCTCCTTTTACTATGGGGTCCAAATCTAATATAATATCGAGTGCGTTGGGATATAAATAGATTGGTAAACTTTGCATCATCAAGTATTTATTTTATAATGATTTCACCTAGTGTGTTCCAAGACAATTACCCGTTCATATCCTGCATAAAGAGCAATGAGGTCGAATATGTAGGAATTATTATCAACCTAGATAATTTCGTTACCAGCATATATGACATAACAACTCTACGGAATGAGGACGAAAAGAAGGTATTTCTAGAAATGGGAGATGTTTGGTGGTGGGAAAGTAACAGAAAAATCCCCATCAATATCTTTTTGAAAAAAGAAATGCAGTTGTTCAGATACGCTATTAAGACATTTAATAGCAAGGATGTAGAGCTTATTTTTGGCCCTACGGTCAATCTAAGCGAGATTGCAGAGAAACGCATCAAACGCAAACTGATACAACTAGTCCGAAATCCTAGGAGTATCCGTAGCTAATCTGCTCACAGATCAGGTTCATATGTACCACAATAGCGACTGCATAACTATGGGCATGGCTCTTCTTAAAATGGTATTCACCGTTAGTCGGCTTCTCCCATATCGAATCCATAATACTTTTCTTCGTCCCATCTTGTAGGTGCCGCTTCCCGGGGCGGATTAAGGCCAGGCACACGGCCAGATCTTCTATACTCCTCGGCTTCTGCTTCCGTAGCAAGTCTCCATATCCGCTTATGTGAAACAATAAATTCGTGAAACTGTCGTTCTGTAGTAGATCCCATAGTGGTTCAGTCTCCATTAATTGAATGAGGTGCGCTTCATCTTTTATGCCGTTATATATACTGACATTTAAGAAGTCAATTTTAAAATAGTTACGTTCTTCAGCTTCTTTATAGTCTATGCTTGCTGTGCCAGTTAGTGGATTAACTGGAATAGAAGTACAATATACACCGGTATTATGTTTTTTAAAAATACCATTTGTTTCGATTGCCGCAGGAACATGCTTGATCAAGTCAAGTATTTTTGTTCTATCTGGAAAATCTAAATCAATATCTGGCATTTTTAATTTCTTCTAGAGTCGTTGTATAATTTCCACAATGTTGTATGATAACGCAAGTTGCTGCATTTGTATATATTATAGAGTCATCAATCACATGTGTAAAGAGGTATTTATGTGCATGAGCTGTTAGGAAGAATGTATTCGTTTATATCCGTTTGATATTGTAGGTCATATCTTTATCTGCCAAATGTACGCTTTTACCATACTGAAACACACTGCCTAAACAGTCACAAGTGTCCGTTAGTCCCTCGCGGGTGTCCTTGAATGGTAGGGGTCGAACCTACGTGTTTCAATATGGTGCGTGATATTTCTACCATGACCAACTGGCAAGCATATACTAAATCTCTCGGTTTTACTAATTATTTTCTTGCAAGGCTATTGATCATAGTATCAATTTCTAATGATTTAATTTTGACTATCTCCCTTACCTATCCGATAGTTATCTTCGACACTATCAGGTGTACTGACCTCAATTAATACACCCTCCTCGACACAGATAACTTGGTGCGGAAATAGAGGAGGATTGTGCCACACGTCGTTGGCTTTAAGTTCAATTTCCTTTGTTGATGCATCTTTTGTTTCAATATAACGAACTAAGAATTTGCCCGACAAAACAAACCAAGTCTCGTCTTTTTCTGCGTGAAAGTGCATACTAAACCTGGCATCTTTGTTGAACTTCAAAAGTTTACCACAATATTTGTCGTTAGTAGCAAAGATAAATTCACTACCCCAACCTTTTTCAACAAACCCCTGCAGGCGAGTCATTTGGTCTGCTCCTTAAATCTTTGCAAAAAACTTTCGAGGTAATAGATATGTAGAACACGAAATTTTAATCCGTCGGTTAAGTTCCAGATACTTCCGTTCGTGGGTGTTTTCATATTTCTCCACTTTCTGCCAGTTTAAGAATTAGGCTGTAGTGCTCATAGGCTTTTTTAACAGCCGGATAATTATCTTTCAAAAACTTTTCTCGTTCTTTCTGTTCCATTAGATGTTCGAAAAGACCATAGTGTCCATTGACTCGCATATTATTAAATACCTGCGATTCAAATTCAGCTATTTTGTGCAATTCGCTTTCTGCTATTTCAAGAGTGTAAAGAGGTTGTGTTTCAAACCTAACAAGCTCATCTCTGATTACCTTATTGTAGTCACGAGCATCTGTAAAATATTTTACATTTAGAGGTGGGTGAACATAGGCTCGCTTATTAGTGTCAATAATTTTTACACTATGTTGTCTACACCATTCTTCGACTATTTTTTTCTGATCAATCAATTCCAACCTCCTGACATATTTCTTTTACAAGGGCAACGTCTGCAGGGACTTCTCTAAATTTACGAACCCAGAAAGGTACATCAAATGCTGGTGCAATTATGTCTAACTGTTCATCGTTCATTTTTTGAATCATCTCTTTGCCCGTTACCGTATTTAAAATAACCCACGAGCTTAGGTTTCCATTTCTAATATCGTATACAGCCTTGTTTAGGCTTGCATACAAAAAATAGTGATTAAAGTTTGCCTGGTGCTCGTCCCCCCATTCCATCATTGTTTGTAGTGTTCTTTGTATTGCGCTTTCAACAGGCTCAGTTTTTAGCATTTCAAAAAGATATCGATCATAGAGTTCGTCCTTACACCAATGATCTAGCTTGACTCCACTTTTTATAACATAGTCAATAAATTTTTCTGGATAGATAGGATTCACATTGTTAACAAAACTACCAAATTTTACAAAGGCGTTATAGTAGGCTGTGTCACAGAATTCATCATAGGTTTTTTGTTTTGTTGCGCCCTGTGCCAGTTGCCACCAACGATTAAACGCCATGTATCCTGCCTGTACACGCTTTTCATCTCGTTGTAGGGCCCGCCGCTTTCTTTCACACATATGAGCAACTAGAGTTTTTTCCTGCATAAAACTCTTACCGCAATGATTACAACGATGGGGTTGCGCTACTAGGTCAATCACTCGTATTCTTTCCTTTGTTTTTTATCAAAACCCATTTGATCAAACAGTTCTTCTTTGTCCTGATCTGTCATTAATGATGCTAGTAATTTAATATCTGATAGTTTCCGTGCAGGATATAATTCGGCCAATAATTTTTCAATCTTGTTAGCTTTTTCTTTTTTTCCTGCCGCAAGATAGGGGTGAAAACATGGAATACCTGCACCACAGGCAGCAAACAATTTCCATAACAAGGCCTTGTGATTCTTACTTAAATCCCAGTGATTTTTGTTAATGAGCTCGTTGGTCATTTCAAGAAACCATTCTTGTATTTCCCTGTCACCTTGAACATTACTAACGTATCTCATTAAGACATAGGGGCTAAATGCTTTTCTTTCTTCGTCAGATAACTTATCATAGAAGTCGTAGACTTTACGATCCACGGCATTGAGTTCTCTTTTAATGTCAAGTTTTGCTGTTGCCATTGTCTTTGCTTAGATAGTAGGTTGTTCGTAATTTGTCTAATGCCGATTTTATCGCAGGGTTAGTTTCTGCCATTTCAAGAATTTCTTGCCATTCCTTATATAATTCTACAGAGCTTGGAGAAGACGATGTACCTACCATTAGGTTACCATTTGAGACAAGTCGCATAACTTCTCGTGTAGTAAATCCTGTAGTTGAATAAAAATTAGTTGTCATTGTTTTTGCTCAGATAATATATCATTTTACACTTTTCTACTGCTTCTTTCAAGCAGGGATTGTTTTTAGATTCGTTCAATATATCGGCCCATAGTATGCTGTTAGCAAGTTTTATATCTTCTCGTTTATAAGCATCGTAAGTTTTTCCTATTTCAAACCTTTCGGACGTTGGGGCACCGGCTTCTCTTGCGTAGACTACTCCGTTTACATTTTCATATGTATATGTTACTCCAGGTTTTAACCTTGATTTGTCTGTTACCAACATTTTGTGAAATCCACAAGTTCACTCTGTCGACTAACTTCTTTTACAAAATAGGCACACAGGGGTTTTTCGCCGGCGTGTAGTGGGGTACAGAGAAGTTGGCCTGTTTTCATTTTAGGAAAATACCATTTAACATCTTGATAGATATCAATGATATCGATCTCAAGAAACTCCGGTCTAAATCCGCTAATAGGATTGAAGCAGAATGTTTTAAAGCCGCGGTCATTGAGGCTGGTTAATGGTAGTATCTCCATTTCCGGACCTTCGGGATCGCCGACTATGGTACACCAATCTAGGGGCATAGTCACTTCATGTGTTCCTATTCTTAGGACAACTGCTGGTCCCGTAAAACTTTCTAGGAAAATTAGGGGGATAAAAAAATGGTCAGGATTGTTGCTGTCTGAATTATCCAAGACGGCGAACCTGAGATCGTCTTCAATTTCCTCAGGTAGATCGTTTAGATAAAAGGTTTGGTTTTCTAGTGTTAATATTTGCAGAATATATCTCCTTTATTATAAATACAGTTGCCGGTCGCGATACTTGCAATATCCACCGGCTCTAACAGTTTATAAGGAACTATCAGCGATGTATTTACAAAACAAGTACACTAGTGTTTATAATAGCATTATTGAAAGAGCAAAGTCAAGGATTTTGCCAAAAGAAATCTATACAGAAAATCACCATATTATTCCAAAAAGCCTAAGTGGAACTGACGACTCTGCTAATTTAGTAAAGTTGACTGCTCGAGAACATTTTATATGTCATCTTCTTTTACCAAAAATGGTCACTGGTATCTACAAAAGAAATATGTGTTTTGCATTATGGTCTATGATTACAATGGATCATTCTACAGCGAGAACTCGATATAAAATAAATTCTAAAATGTTTCAGGCAATAAAGACGCAAGTTGCCCAAGCAAAATCAGACCTACATAAAGGCAAAGTAGTATCAAAAGAAACCCGTAAGAAAATGTCAGAAGCACGTAAAAAACACGCCGGCCCAAATAAAGGTAAAGCAATGTCTGAAGGGCAGAAGCAAAAACTATCTAAAGCACATACTGGAAAGGTTGTTGCCCAATCAACAGTTGATAAGATATTAGAATCTCGAAAAGGATATAAACATTCTGAAGAAACTAAAAGGAAGATTTCATCCAGACAGATAGGAAAAAAAATGCCCGCTAAAACAGAAGAACAAAAACGAGTTGTTTCAGAAAAATTAAAAGGTAGAGTATTTTCTGAAGAAACTAAAAGGAAAATGTCAGAGTCTCGTAGCGCATATTGGGATGCTAAACGGGCCACCTGATTATTGGTATTTCACTTTCTCAATCGTAAACGGATATTTGGCCTCTTTATAGAACTTCTTACGCTCTGTAAGATGCCTCTTCGCGTACTTTGTAGATGCCGTAATGTCCCAGATCTGGACAAAGTCTT